GTTTGATTTTAATGCGTCCGCCCTCGAATTAGCGAAACTTAGTAAAACATGACGAGCCACAACTACATTTACGAATACTACCAACAAATTAATGACGGGACGGTCCGTGTAGGGCAGTGGATCAGGCTGATTTACGAGTATATCATGCGCGGTCTGGAAGAGAAGCGGTTCTATTTCGACGCTAAGAAGGCGAACGGAGCGATTGAATGGATTGAGGCACACACGTTTCATGTCGAGGGTCCGCTTGCACCTGGTCCATTCATCATGGAGGTTTGGGAGAAGGCACTAATCAGTTGCATGTTTGGAATTGTGGACGAGAAGGGCGTAAGGGTGTTCCGTGAAGTCCTGCTTCTGATCGGGCGCAAGAACGGCAAGAGTATTCTGGCATCGGCTATCGCGAATTACGTGTTCCGGCAGTGTGGCGGCTACGGCGCGAGGGTGTATAACGTGGCACCGAAACTGGAACAGGCAGACATCATTTATGGTAATGCGTGGGCTATCACGCAACTGGATCCGGACCAAGTAAACCGCAAGCAGATTATCGAGGACAAGCGGAGTCAGACGCACAGTAAGGTCGAGGATGACCCAGAGATTATTAAGAAGCGGGCGAGTGACCTGTTCTACCCGGCGACCAACTCGACCATGAAGAAAATAGCGTTTTCGGCAAAGAAGGCGGATGGTTTTAACCCGTCTCTGGCAATCTGCGACGAGATAGCGGCGTGGGAAGGTGACAGAGGCCTTAAGCAGTATGAGGTCATGAAGTCCGGACAAGGCGCAAGGCCCGACGGTCTGCTTCTGTCGTGTACGACTTCCGGATACGTCAATGATGGAATATTTGACGAGTTGGTCAAGAGATCCACGCGCTTCCTTATGGGAGATAGCAAAGAGAAGCGTCTTCTGCCGTTCATGTACATGATTGACAATGTCGAGAAATGGAACGACATTAACGAACTCCGGAAGAGCAATCCGAATTTAGGAATCAGTATTTCCGTTGATTATCTTCTGGAAGAAATAGCAGTTGCGGAAGGCTCGCTTAGTAAGAAGGCAGAGTTCCTTTGTAAGTATTGCAACATCAAGCAGAATTCGTCTCTCGCTTGGCTCCCCGCACAGGTGGTCGAGCGGGCGTGCGGTGATCATTTGGAACTGTCGGATTTTGCGGGATGCTATTGTGTGGGCGGCATTGACTTGTCACAGACGAGAGACTTGACGGCATGCACGGCAGTGATTGAGCGGAATGGTCAACTGTACGTGTTCGCTCATTTCTTCCTGCCTTCCGAGCGGATAGACGAGGCAACACAACGCGACGGCCTGCCATATGGCGCATATGTCCAGAGGGGCATGCTCACATTATCGGGTGATAACTTCGTGGACTACCATGATTGTTATAGATGGTTTACGGACCTTGTCGAGAAATACAAGATTCTGCCGTTAAAGGTCGGCTATGACCGATACAGTGCGCAGTACCTTGTTCAGGATATGAGTGCTTATGGTTTTCACATGGACGATATTTATCAGGGTGAGAACCTATACGGCGTCATTCAGGAAACACAAGGCATGATGGAAGACGGAAAAATCTGCATAGGTGATAACGATCTATTGAAAATCCACCTGCTTAACTCGGCAATTAAGATGTCAACCGAACGCGGGCGCGGAAAGCTTGTCAAGCTATCGCCGTCCGTACACATTGACGGAACTGCTGCCCTGCTTGATGCGATGACGGTGCGCCAAAAATATTATGCGGAAATCGGCGCACAATTGAGGAATGAAAAACATGGGACTGTTTGATTTTATTTTCGGAAAGAAGCCCACACCAAAGGGCACATATCAGGGTGACTTCAAAATGCTGACGGGATACGCCCCGCACTTCACGCGATGGGGCAGTGATGCGTATGAGAGCGAGGTAGTCCGCGCAGCTATCGGAATCCGCGCGACCCACATCAGCAAATTGAAGTTCGACATACAGGGATCCGCTAGGCGTGCATTGCAGGCAAAACTCAAACACGCGCCCAACCAGTTCCAGACGTGGAGCCAGTTCTTCTATCGTTTGAGTACCATCTTAGACATGCACAATACGGCCTTTATCGTGCCCGTATTTGATGAGTTTGGAGAGCCAAGCGGGATTTATACACCGCTTCCAAACCGCGCTCAAATCGTCCAGTACGGCGGCGCCCCGTATCTGCGCTATGAGTTTACATGGGGCGACACAGCGGCGGTAGAGATGGAATTCTGCGGAGTGATGACTAAATACCAATACCGCAGTGACTTCTTCGGAGAAGACAATCACGCGCTGTATCCGACGATGGACTTGATCAGTATACAGAATCAGGGCATACAGGAAGGCGTTAAGAGCGCGGCGACTTATCGCTTCATGGCACAGATTAACAATTTCACTAATGCGGAAGACCTTGCCAAAGAGCGCAAGCGGTTTACGGCGGAAAACTTGGCCCGTGATGCAGAGGGCGGCGGTTTGCTACTGTTCCCGTCCACCTACAAAGACATCAAGCAGATAGATGTGAAACCGTGGGTGATCGATGCGGACCAGATGAAAGCCATTAAGGATAATGTCTACGAATACTTTGGAGTAAACGAAGACATCCTTACCAACAAGGCAGTCGGAGACGCATGGAGCGCGTTCTACGAGGGTGCGATTGAGCCATTTGCTATTCAGTTCTCAGAAGTTGTGACCAAGATGCTGTTTACACTGCGTGAGCAGTCGCAGGGTAACAAAGTGACGGCCACCGCGAACAGGATCCAGTACATGACCAACAAGGACAAACTGGAAGTAACGAACGGATGGGCCGATAGAGGCATGGCAAGCATTGACGAAATGCGCGAGGTGTGGGGGCTTCCACCTCTGCCCGATGGCAAAGGCGAAGCAATCCCGATTCGTGGCGAATATTACGACCTGCGAAACGGCGACCGAATCCAGAGCATGACAGTGACGGAGGACGAAACAGATGAACAGCAATAGAGAATATAGAACGATGGCGCTGTCCATTCCACAACAGGCCGAGTCTGAAGAAAAGCGCTACGTTGTGGAAGGCTATGCGGCCACGTTCGACCCGTATGTCCTGTTGACGATAGACGGGGTTGATTATTCAGAGCGGATAGAACCGACGGCATTTGACGAAGCAGATTTGTCAGATGTCGTTTTTCGTGTTGACCATACCGGCAGCGTTTACGCTAGATCTTCAGCGGATACGGTACAGGTGTGGACAGATGCGCATGGGCTTGCGACCCGCGCAGACTTAGGCAGAACGCAAAGGGCAAGGGATTTGTTCGCTGATATTGAAGCGGGCAATTATCCGCAGATGTCTTTTGCTTTTGTAGTTGCGGAAGATGGTGATTATTTCGACCGCAAGACACATACAAGGGTTATCACAAGGATTGCAAAGGTGTTTGACGTCTCACCTGTCAGCTTCCCCGCTAACCCGAATACAGAACTTAGCGTATCAACTCGCGACTACTTCGACGGAGTGATCGAAGCAGAGAAAGCGGAGCGACTGGAGCGGGAGAAGCGCGAAAGACAGAAGCAGAAGTTAAGAATTCTTATGGAGGTAAAAACATGGAATTCACAAGCATGACCGTCGAAGAGCTTGAGGCAAGACTTGCACAGCTTCCCGATGAGATCGAGAAGGACGGCGCAGACCTCGATGCACTCGACGCAGAATTCAAGGGCATCACAGCAGAGCTTGACGCCCGTAAAGCGGCTGCCGCTAAGAAGGCAGAACTCAGGGCCGCAGTAGCAACCGGCGCGGGCAGTGTGATCGCAGAAGCCCCGCAGACACCTATTCCTACGGAGGAAAGAAAAATGTTTAAAATCGATTCTATCGAATACAGAGATGCATGGACAAAGAAGATCATCGGCAGAGAGCTGAATGAAGAGGAAAGAGCGGCCCTGGGTGCTGCTGCGGCAGTGATCCCCACTATGACCGTTAACGCAGTATGGGACAAACTCACCGGACCCGCCGACCTGCTCGGCAAGGTTGATGTATCTCAGTTCCCGACTTATGTCAGATTCCCGAAGGCGACCACAAAGAACGCTGCCACCGGACAGGCAGTCGGCGCAACCATCACAGAGTCCAGCGATGTGATCGGATATGTTGACCTGATCCCGAATGAGTACGTCAAACTGCTCACAGTCGGCGCAGACATCGACCATATGGCAGTTTCCGCAGTCCATGACTGGATCGTTAACAACCTCGTTGAGTCCATCCGCGCAGAGATCAACAAAGACATCGTAGTCGGCACCGGCACAAACGAACTTAAGGGTATTCTTACAAGCGTTTCCGCTAATTCCACAGCTATTCCCGCAACAGTTACCAAAGCTTCCCTGCTCAAGATCATGGGCGCTCTTGGTTCCAACTATCAGGGCGGCGCGGTCTGGATCATGACCCCTGCTATGTTCTATGAGAACGTTATGACCCTGACTCAGCTGAACGACTACATCATCAACGACGGCTTCAACTTCAAACTGTTCGGACATGACGTTGTTCTCATGAGCGAACTTCTGGTATCCACAAAAGAGACTATCCTCTACGGAGATCCCAAGGCTTACAAGCTGAACGTCTTCAAGGCTCTGGAGGTTAAGCCTTTCGAGACTGCAACCACAACAAACATCCAGTTCCGTGGCGCAACAATGGCAGACGGCGAACTGATCGATGCGGCTGCTTTCGTAAGATTCGCGCAGGCATAATTTGACAGGTAGCGTGGGCGGGGTAACTCCTGCCCACTGATTCCATACGGAGGTAGCTATGGTTGACCAGGCTCTTATCTATTCCGCAAAAATGGCGGCAAGAATAACGACGAATTACTACGACGTAGAGGTCGAACGCCTGCTTAATGCGGCTATGTTGGACATGGGCGTGGCGGGCGTAGTTATTCCGGAAGATGTTGACGATCTTGTCCAACAGGCGGCTATCACATATTTCCTTATGCACTTCGGTCAGCCCGATAATTATGACCGGCTGAAGAGGTCATACGACGAACAGAAGGCACAGTTAAGCACTAAGACGGGGTACACGACATGGACAGAAGCGACATCATCGAACTGATCCCGACCACTACCGCGCCAGATGAGTACGGAGTGAAAAAGACAGTAGAAGGCGAGCCGCGCGTCGTGATGTGCCAAGTCAGAAGCATTACACGGACGGAATTCTTCGAGGCGGGCCGTAACGGTCTTAATCCGGAATTCCAGTTTAATGTGTTTGGTGGAGATTATGACGGTGAAACACTTGTCCGCTACAAGGGTAAACAGTATGCCGTCTATCGCACCTATTTCGGGCGCACAGACACCGTCGAGTTGTATGTCGTGCGGAAGGGTGGCACAAATGCCCAAAGTAACGATTGATAACCTTGACAGCGAAATCCAGAAGATACTGGAAAAATACGGCGACGAGGTAAGTGAACGCACAGGCGAGCTTGTCGACCAACTGGCACGGAAGGGTGTGCAAGCACTCAAATCCAGTTCGCCAGTAAAGCACGGAGCGCCTAAGAGCGGGTCATATGCGCGCGGTTGGAAAGTCGAGACGACAGGCAAGGGGCACAAGCAGCTTCTTCACTCTTCCACCATCTACAACTCTCAGCCGGGTCTCCCGCACCTTCTGGAACACGGGCACGCACTGCGGCAGGGCGGGCGGTCGCCTGCTATCGTACACATTCAGCCCGTCGAGGATTTGCTTTACAGTTCAATTCGTCCGGAGGATCTCGCATGACATACACAGACGTTAAGACGATGATAGCGGGTATCGGGATTCCTTATGCCTACTATCAGTTCACTAAGGATACGGCACAGCCGCCGCCGTTTATATGCTTCTATTTCACGGCAGACGATGACCTTATGGCAGATAATACCAACTACCAGAAAATCTCGGAGCTCGTGGTAGAACTGTATACGGAACAGAAGGATTTCATACAGGAACAAGCAGTAGAATCCGCTCTTAACGGGGCGGGCCTTGCGTACAGACGCGAAGAGGCGGCGATCGCTTCCGAGCGTCTTTATTTATGCTCTTTTTACACGACGGTGGTCATCACCGAGGAGGATACAAATGGGAACAACTAACAAAGTTAAATTCGGAATTAAGAATTGCTATTTTGCGGTGGCGACCCTTGCGGCGAACAACTCCGCTACTTATGCCGCACCGAAGGCACTCCCCGGTGCGGTCAGCCTTTCGCTTGATGCACAGGGCGAGAATACTCCGTTCTATGCGGATAATATCGTGTATTACACAGATGTAACCAACAGTGGATACGAAGGCGATCTGGAGCTTGCTCTCATCACCGACGACTTCAAAAAGGACGTTCTGGGATACGGCGAGGACGCTAACGGGGTTCTGTATGAGAACGCCGACGCGCCCGTCGTGCATTTCGCCCTGCTCTTTGAGTTTGACGGAGACAAGCATGCTAAAAGACACGTTATGTACAACTGCACCGCCACCCGTCCTGCAGTGGGGAGCTCCACCAAGACGGCTACGGCAGAGCCCCAGACAGAGAGTATCACGATCACGGCGACAAGCGTCTACAATGCAGGTCTGCAGAAGAACATCGTCAAGGCTTCCGTGACTCCCACAGAGGCGACCCAGTATAACGCATGGCTTACGGCGGTTTATCAGCCTACAGGTACCACAGAATAAGGGGGCTACATGTACAAAGCGATTAAAATCGGCGATAAAGAAGTACCGATGCTGAGTGTGGCATCTGTTGACATTTATTACAAGCGCATCTTCCGCGAGGATCCGCTGAGCATCATGACGAGCAAGACCGCTGACGACGGCGAAAAGACCCGTGTAGCGTTCGGAATGGGTTTCATCATGGCAAAGGTCGCGGAACTGAAAGACCGTAAGGAAATCATGGCTCTGACATTTGATGATTATATCGAGTGGCTCGACCAGTTTTCTTATGGCGATTATGTCGGAGCAGCCGCCGAGATCATCGCGGTGTACTACGGACAGAAGGTGCCCACAGCTAAAGAAAAAAACTGACAAAGGCTATCGATCGTGATTGGTCGGTGGCCTTGTTTCTTTTGCGGTGCTATCAGATTGGGCTAGCAATAACAGATTTGGATTATTTGGAGTATGGCGAGATTCTCGACATGTTCGTCGAGGCATCAAACGACCATGCTGATTATGATTACAAAGCGACGCAGGACGATATGGACGGGTTTTAATTATGGCAGGATCTAGGATTCGCGGAATCACCATCGAAATTGGTGGCGATACAACTAAATTAACGAAAGCTCTCTCAATGGTCGACAAGTCGCTCGGCACTACCAAAAACACGCTGAAGGACGTCGACCGACTGCTTAAGCTTGACCCGAAGAACACCGAACTGCTCACCCAGAAGCAGAACGGACTAAAGGACGCTATCGACCTTACCAAAGTACGTCTGGAAGCGTTGAAAGAGGCACAGGCAGATGTCGCAAAAGAATCGGCTGATTGGGAAGCAATTCAACGTGAAATCATAGCGACGGAAGGCGACCTCAAGAGCCTTGAGAAGCAACAGAGCAGTTTCGGTTCTGTTTCGGCGCAGGTTATCGCGGCGGTCGGTCGCGACATGCAGGCGTTGGGGCAGAAGATACAGGATGTCGGGCAGAAGTTTATGCCTATATCCGCTGCAGCGGGCGGCATAGCAGCGGGCATGGTCGGACTTGGCTATAGCTCCGTTACTGCCGCCGACGACCTCAACACGCTTTCCAAGCAGACAGGGCTCAGCACCGACAGCCTTCAGAAGATGAAATATGCTTCTGATTTGGTGGACGTATCTGTGGAAGACATCACGGGCGCGGTCACCAAGATGAAGAAGGGCATGGCGAGTGCCCCCGATGCGTTCGAGTCTCTGGGCGTTTCCGTAACCAATGCGGACGGCTCCATGCGTGATGCGGAAGACGTTTTCAACGATACGCTAAAGGCCCTTTCCGAGATTGAAAATGGTACAGAACGCGACCAGGCTGCTTATGAGATATTCGGAAAATCCGCCGACCAATTAGCGGGCATCATCGATGACGGCGGCGCGGCTCTGAAGGAATACGGCGACCAAGCGGAAGAACTCGGCCTGATCATGTCGGGTGATACGCTTGACGCACTGAATGAGGTCAATGACAAGGTCGACCAAAGCAAGGCGCAGATAAGCGCGGCGGCAGGTGAGCTCGGAGCCACTATCATGGAAGGACTTCTGCCACTGGTTGACCCGATTGTCGCGGGGATTCAGAAGGTGACGGAGTTCATCCAGAATCTTACCCCCGAACAAACTAACCTCATTCTGGCTATAGTCGGAGTGGTCGCGGTCATCGGGCCGCTTTTGACCATCATCGGCGGAATAGTGAGCGCGGTAGGGACGGTATTATCGCTTGCCCCTGTGATAATGGGCATACTCGGCGCGATACTGTCACCGATTGGGCTTGTCGTGGCGGCCATAGCGGCGGTCATTGCGATCATCGTGATTTGCATTCGCCACTGGGACGACATCAAAGAAAAGGTTTCGGAAGTAGTCGAGAACATCAAGACGTTTGTCACACAGCTTAAAGAAAAGATTCAGCAGAAGTTTGAGGAAATCAAACAACAGGTCTCCCAGAAGATAGAAGCTATCAAGTCTGATATGTCCAGTAAGTGGAATCAGATTAAGACGGATGTCGTGGCTAAAGTCGTCGGCATGAAGAACGATGTCGTAAGCAAAATCATCGAGTGGAAAGACAAGATTGTCGAAAAGCTGAATGATATCAAGTCGAAGTTCACCGAAAAATTCAACGACATTAAAGACAAGGTCAAGGGCGTAGTCGATGATATCAAGGGATTCTTTGAGGGTCTGAAGCTTAAGATCCCGAAGCCTGAAATGCCAGACCTTCCGCACTTCTCACTGCGGACATCAACAAAGACCGTATTCGGTAAAGAAATCACTTACCCTTCTGGAATCGATGTTGATTGGTACGCGAAGGCAATGGATACTCCGTATCTGTTCACAAGCCCCACTGTTATGCAGACGCCTTACGGCGCTATCGGCGCAGGCGAGGCAGGGCATGAAGTCATGTACGGCAAACAAGCCCTTATGCGTGACATTGCAGAGGCAAGCGCGGCGAACAACACGAACCTTATCAATGGATTCTACCGTGCTATGGTGGCGGCGCTTAAGACGGCAGACTTCACAGTGGACATCAACGGCAGAGAGTTCAAAAGGTCATTAAGAGAGGCGGGTGTTATGTAATGAGAGTGCAGATAACTTATATTGCATCGTCTGGCAACACCTACGACCTCGTGACTAACGGAATCAGACACAAAGATGCAAATTATTATGAATGGGAATGGAAGGTCGAAGGCACGAAGCTCCAGTTCGGGCAACGTGTGGCGGACTTCTCCAGAGATGCGGCGACCTATGAGACCGAGCTGATTTTTGTTGGTTCGGAAAGGCAGAGGCGCACACTTATCCAGAACCTGCATGATGACTTCGAGAACGATGTGCGGACGAAACGCACGGGTAAAATCATCTGGGGCGACTATTATCTGGAGTGCTACATAACGGCATCTGTCACAGAGCCGACGGACGTACTGACACGGACGAGCAACAAGATAACAATATTCGCACCTTATCCATTCTGGATACAAGCGTTCCACGTTACTCTTCCCTCGTCACAGGAAACATCGAGCGGTTATCTGGATTATACGTATGATTATGCTTATGATTACACCGCACCCGCAATGGGGTCGAGATACATCCAGACCAACTTCCCGTTTGAATCTGAATTCGAGATGGTCATCTACGGGCAGGCAGTCAATCCGCGCGTGGTCATCAACGGATACGCATATGTTCTGTATGCGACCATTCCGGAAGGGGCTTATGTGATCATTAATTCCAGAGCCAAGACCATCATGATGTACCAGAACGGAACGAGAACGAACATGTTTAACTTCCGAAACAAGACAAACTCAATCTTTCAGCGGATTACGGGCGGCGACCTTGCCATATCGTGGGATTCGGATTTTGGCGTAGACCTTACTATCTACCACGAACGCTCGGAGCCCAGAGTGGAGGTGGCGAATGGTTAGCATCATCGTTGCCGATGCGAACGGCGAGGAAGTCAGAGAACTTCTTTTTACAGAGTATGATTTCGAGGTAGGGGATTTTGAAAACTCCTACCTCATTACATGTAATTCACCCGAATGGGAGACTATAGCGGACGGTTCAAGGCTCTATATCCCGCAGACCGAATACGGCGGACTCTTCAAGCGTCTGGAAGTCGACACGAAGAAGGGCACAGTCGCGGCAGGTGGCTATACTTGGCGGGGCATGCTCCAGAACAAGATTATCGTTCCGCCTTCCGGGCAAGACTATGCGACAGATAGCGGTGAGTTAAATGCCGTTATCGGCGCAAGAGTATCCGCAGCATTTCCGAGCCTGTTTGTCGGCTCATCCACATCAACAGACGTTTCCGTTAGCAACTACCGATATAACCGATATGTGAGCCTGTACGACGGCCTCAAAGCCATGCTGAAGAGCAAGGGCTATAAGATGCAAATATCTTATGATCAAGAGACCGCGAGGGTGGTTGTGGAAGCTGTGCCAATTGTGGACTATTCCAATCAGATTGAATACAGTTCCGACATGAACGCCAACTACACCATGAACATGGAAGCGACAGGCATTAACCATCTTATCTGTCTTGGACAGGGCGAACTTAAGAACAGAACGGTTGTCGACCTGTATGTGGACGGCAACGGCAATATCTCAACTACCCAGACATTCTTTGGAGTGGATGAGATTGTTGGAGTATATGACTATGCAGGCGCGGCACGGGCCGACCTGATCCAGAGCGGAACGGAGCAGCTGGCGCAGGAAGTGAACAAGAATACCTTCCATATTGAGTTGGAAAGCGAAAAAGACGTAGCTATTGGCGATATAGTCGGAGGTCGCGACTACATCACCGGCATGCGCATGACCGCACCTATAACCACCAAAATCGTGAAGTGGCATGATGGCTTCGAGACGACAGAATATCAGCTTAGCGACGACATTACGGTGGAGATGGAGTAAGAGACTATGAATATAATCACTGGTTACAAAGGCGCTCCGCATGTAACTGCCCAACAGGACAGAGACATCAACAGTGCCATTTTCACTAACGGGGTATACATCCTCAATATCGGCTCCAAGATGGCGGCGACTATCGTTTCAGCAAACGAGATTACTATTGCTGACGGCCTGGTCATCGCGCAGGGGTGCACGGCAGAGGTCGAAAGAGGTACAAGCGAATCTTTGGCCATCGACAACGGTGATCAGGGCATGCTCCGCAAGGACTTGATTGTGCTGAGATATTCCAAAGATGCGTCGACGGGCGTTGAGGATATGGAGCTTGATGTCATCAAGGGTACGCCTTCAGCGTCGAGCCCTGCTACGCCTTCATATACATCGGGGTCAATCGCGGACGGGGACACGCTCGCAGAGTTCCCTCTGTACACTGTAAATCTCAACGGCATCACGATCGAGTCAGTGACAAGGAACGTTGACTATATTGAGGTGGCTACGAAGTCTGCGCTTGAATCGCTTAGAACAATGCTTACAAATAGCATTAATTCAGTATCAAGCGCACTTACAACGGTATCAAACCGTGTGGGAACTGCAACGCTGAACACTACGGCGAAAAATGCCCTTGCCGCGATTAACGAACTGCTCACAAAAATCAATACGCTGACAACAAATCTTAGTACAACAAACACCAACCTCAACACCCAGAAGGGCAGGATTGACACCCTTGTCTCAAAGACATCGGGACTTGTCAGTTTTGATACATCCAATGTCGCGGCAAACAGCAACGGATACAGACAGCTTACGGCACTGGGAATGTATCTGGTAATGGTCAACGGCGCTTCGACAGATAACGGCATTAGGGGTATGTATCTTGTTGGAACGACAACTGGCAACGCGCTCGGAATCAAGGCAATCAGCACTGCTGGCAATGTTGCTTTAAGCGATGGCGGCAGTGGACTGCTCAAGATTGCAAATGGCTCATCGGTTACTGTGCGACTTACTATTATCAGGGTTTATTAAAGGGGGTGATTAAATGGCATTGCAGAATGTAGAAGCGAATATCACGCTTGACTTATATAACCATGACACTACCCCTGCAACCGTCAAGGCGATTCAGCTTGACAGTGAGACCAGATATGTCGCGGCAAGGCTCCAGAATGTGGGCGTGCAGTACGATGTGGATTCTGGTGCGACCGTTCAGCTTATCGTGGTAAGACCCGACAAAGTTGGCGTGCAGATTACGGGTACAACATTTACATACGGCGATGAGAGCAGTGAATACCTTGGACCGTATGCGGAACTCACGCAGGTAGCACTTGCGGTTAACGGCAAGATGCGCGGGCAGTTCAAGATCACAAGCGGGAATCAGATTCTGCGCACAGAGATATTCGCGATCAGCAACGGCGAGGCTTTGGACGCGTCTACGGACGAGTGGGCTGGTGAATACGACGGATATAATCTCGAGGAAATGGCGGCATCTGTCGAAGAGAATACCGATGATATTGCCGCACTCGAAGCGGACGTAAGTCAGATAAAGGAAGATTTTAACGCCAAACTGAACGCATCTGAAATCGTCTTTACAAGCGGTGCGTATATCAAAACTGATGGCTCAACCGTTGATGTTAATTCTCCTGTTGCTAATGTTTCGTATCGGTATGCCGTAGTCCCTTGCAAAGAAGGCGATTGGGTTGAGATTAATGTTGACGGAGCGGGTGCGGCGAGAGGATATGCTTTTGTCGATAGTAATGGGAACAAGATATATAGCACGGCATCTAATACGGTGACCAGAGGAACTGTCCGTGTTCCTGCGAATACTGCGTATCTAGTGCTTAACTGCAAAGAGTCCGCAGATTATATTCCGTCATATAAAGGTCTGCTCAATAGCTATGCGATGGAGTCACTCCGAATCAAGACTGAGGCGGAAACGGCATCGAGCAATAACCAGAAATATACCCCGAAAGGCGAGTTGTGCAGAATCTCATTAACGACAAGTCAGGTCGTGGCGTTTCTGCATAACGCAACTAACAGGGTATCGCCAGTTCCCGATTCGTTTATATTTGTCAAAAAGGGGACAAGGATCTATATCAACGATCCAACCACTACGGCACAGTTCTACTTGTTGGAAATGACTGAAGATGGTGTTCTGTCAGCAGGTCAGTGGGGAACGGAGTACATTGCATCGAATGATGTGTATGCCATTCCTTGCTTGCGGTATTCCGATGACTCGGACATTGCCGATGCAGATGCACTTGCCAAACTGCTCACCATTGATTTTGGATACCGCAAAGATGATATTCCGATGTGGAGAAATAAGTGGTTTGTGGACGGTTCTCATCGTGGGTACATGGAAGAAGCTCCACAGTCTACTCTGGCGGCATTTGTAAGGGCAAAAGTTCACGGATACAACACTTGCGAGTGCGATTTGCGTAAGACATCGGACGGTCATTTTGTTGTCCACCACAACACATCCATGCCGTCTAATTCAAACTACTATATTTATCTCCACACCCTTGAAGAACTGCGGACAAACGCAAACATGGGAACGTATAACGGAATCACTCAGCAGATTCTTGAGTTTAAAGACTTAGTTCAGCTCATGAAGCAACTCGACATGAAACTCATCGTTGAACTCAAGTTTGCGTCTGGCAACGAAGGATCAAAATTTACTGCACAGGACATCGCTGACCTAGTGGGTACAGTAAAGAGTCTTGGTATGCAGGATAGAGTAATATGGATGGGGTCTAAGGATAGTACAGACCACGCCTACGCTCAGAGATTTAGGGATGCTGATGCGGATTGCTATCTTGCTATCATCGACAGTACAACTCCGAGTGAGGTTCAGCCTTACGTGATAAGCGGAAAGCCCGAAAGAACGCTGATGTATGCACGGACTACGTACATCACGGAATCGGTGGTACAGAACTTTGCAAACATTGGAGTTAATGTATGTGCGTGGGCAGTAACTTTCTCATGGCTCTATCCCGATTGGACGGAAGAACAGATAAAGGCAGAAATCAGAAGGTGCATCAGTTGTGGCATAGTCGGCATGGTGCTTGACAAGTGGACAATTTCAGAACTTGTCAGAGAAGAATATGTTGATTACTTATAAGGAGGTATCCAATGACCAAAATAATCATCGGAACAACTCCGACTATAACGTACAAATTCAAAGTGGTGGATGTGGCTGACATCACCGTGGCGATTCTGACCATTAAGGAACGTGGGGTTAACATCATCGAGCTGAATCTGTCAGATGCTACGGTTGGCGAGGATAGTCTGTCGTGGACTCTCACGCAAGAGGAAACACTCCAAATCGGTGTTAAGACTTGCACGATGATGCTCAACTGGAAAACCGAGGACGGCACAAGGGGAGCGAGCGAAGAGGTATTCATACAAGGCGCTCCGAACCACATAAGAGAGGTGATATAAATGTTCTCACCACAACAGGAAGTGGTATTAGATGGCGAGTTATCACTCGACTTGCATATTGACGGTGATATGTCCCTTAATATTCCTGTTGATGGAGAGGCAGGGACTGTCATCAAGGTCACGGAATATGGCACTCCTACGTATCAAGGGCAGACAACGGTGACTCCAGACTTTGAAGGAACTGTACTGGAAACGGCACGGAAGATAGTGCTTTCCGACATAACTGTAAACCCGATACAAGTAGAATCTGTATCTAATCCAACAGGCGGCAGAACCGTCTATATCGGAGGAATAATCTAATATGGCTAACGAATATGTATCAAAAGTAGTCCTCAGTAACGGTACTACACTGATTGACCTGACAGGGGATACGGCAACTGCCGCAACAGTTCTGTCTGGCTCGACTTTCCACGACAAGAGCGGTGCTCCTGTGACAGGAACGTGTACTTATGATTCCGACACTTCGGATGACACGGCGGCGGTGAGTGAGATTCTCAGCGGAAAGACCGCCCATGCTAGGGGAGCGTTGCTCACTGGTACGATGACAAACAACGGAGCGCAGACAGGATCAATCACGACAAAAGCTCAACAGGTCACCATCGCACAGGGTTATCATGACGGCTCTGGCAAGGTCAGCATCGCATCCACAGAACAGGCAAAAATCATTGCTACCAACATCAGAGAGGGAATCACCATCCTTGGTGTGCAAGGTACGATGAGCGGCTCTGAGGGGGTTGTGGCACAGGCAAAGAGCGCAACTCCTTCATGGAGTCAGCAAGTCATCTCTCCCGACACAGGATATACGCATCTGTCACAGGTGACGGTGGCGGCTATCCCGATTGCTTACAGTGATAACGCGGCAGGTGGTCAGACGGTTACTATTGGATAGGGGGTAACGCATGGCAGTTAACAAGGTTGTGCAAAGCAACGGCACAACACTAATAGATATATCCGATACGACTGCGATTGCGGCTGATGTGGCTTCTGGTAAGTATTTTTATCTTGCTACTGGGGAAAAAGTTGCAGGAAATGCTACTGCTGACAGGAATACTTATATCACTAGTTGGACGCAAGGTACTATTAGTTACTCTAACGGTACTGATGGAGGTAGTGCTACTAGATGTAAAACAGATGAATATATAAGTGCCTCGACGATGTCAAGCGGAAATTTTGTTGGCTTAACTGTAGCGACAGGATACAAAATAGGAATCAGAGAATATGCGAGTGAAGATGCTAGTTCATTTGTCACTGCGTATACGTTTAGGGACGGGAGTTATTTTGGTACGGGAATCACAACAGCACCAATAACACAAGGACATTACTATAAGTTTATTGTTGGAAAGTCCGATAATAGCAACCTCGCTCCCAAAAATGTACCGAGCAATGTTTTAGGATTTTTCGATATTCCAATAGAAACGGCAGAAAAGACTATCACGATTAATGGCACATATAATGCGTTGGATGATTTGGTAGATGGATATTCAAGCGTTACGGTTAATGTGCCGAGCAGTGCGGCATCGAGTTGGACTAAGGTTGCGGAAACAACGTATCAAGTCAGCACAACAAGCACGAACACGGCAACGGTCGCAACGTGGGCAACAGGGCATAGTGAGATATGGACAAGTGACAAGATTGTTTATGTTCGTATTCGTGATACTGCGGGTAAGAGAGCAGGTTATTTTTACGGAGTCGATGCATGGGTTATTAACAGGTATCCGAAAAGCCCCAGTCTGAGTACATATACGTCATGCTCAGATTTGGTATATCAAATATGGCCTGTTAATGAAGAAGGAGAATACAAATACAAACAAGGCTACAACACAACAGGATATGGAGTGTATCCTGACACCATATATAAAAACGGTGACATCCGCATTCGTAGCCGTTACAGTAATAGCGGTTCATCGACAATAAATGGTACCTACAAAGTTGAAGTCTACTTACTTGACCCGCCCACAGGCGCACCAATCTTTGAATAAAGGAGAAAAACAATGTTCCAATACTACATCACAGAAGTCAGAAAGACCGCAACAGGCGAGTTCGAACACGATAACTACTGGGTCTATGACGAGGACGAACAGGCCGCAAGGCTCAAGGGAGAAGGCAAGTTCCATGAGGTTCTCTCAAGAGCGGCAACATCCGCATTCGCAGAGCATGGAGCGATCCTGTTTACATCGACCTGCTACCCAATCAAGCATGAGTGCTATGTACATGGGGTAGAAGAGGTGAACGAAGGATGACCAATTTCGGAAAATTTATGACTGCATACTTCGTATTAATCGTGGCAGTGATAATGCTTGTCTGTCGATTAGTACGCTAAAGCAGTCTTTACAGGACAACCATGCCCGCCGAGCTTTTCGGAGTGACGGTGAAAGACGGCGTTTTCGGACTGTGAAGTTAGTAAGGATGCGTCCCGAAAGCCTAACTGCGAAAGGCAGTAATTTACGAACAAAGAACAATGCCAAAACCAATGTATTTTTTCTTGGCGGTGGCGATTGCTATCACCATCGACTTTGTAATTTTGATACTGTAACTGTCAACCAGAGGGCAGTTTCGGCTGTCCTCACACATGAGGATACCGCCAATGGATGATAAGGATTACATCACCCGCTTTGAATACGAAGAACGGCAAAAGCGGATTGATGACGAGAACAACAGGCAGAATCATCGCTTAGACAAACTGGAAACCATCACCGACCAGATCGCAGATATGGCGGCATCAATCAAGGCGATGGTGGTTACTATGCAGGCAATGCAGAAAGAACAAGAAGAACAGGGAAAGCGGCTTGCAGACATTGAGAAGAAGCCAGCTGATAACTGGGATAAATTGGTTTACTCAATCATAGCAATGATCGCTACGGCGGCAATCACATATATCATCACGAAGGGAGGTCTGTGACATGAGCAATGAGAATCGTTACTGGATAAAGTGGATTAAGGCGGCGGGAGTGCGTGCGCTGAAAACCATTTGTCAGACTGCGGTGGCACTGATCGGGACGAATGCTATCGGGATCACTGAGGTCAACTGGTATGGAGTCGCATCTGGGGCGGCACTTGCGGGTGTTGTATCTTTGCTCACATCCCTTGCGGGAATCCCCGAAGTGGAGGTGGACGAATGATTAGACTGCAAGCGGTTGGACTGTATTCAAGTGACTTTGGTAGTGGCGAAACCCGACTGGGGGACGCCACTATAATTGATGACGGCAAGAATTTTGAAGTCATTGACGGCTACTGCGGATCGGGTGCGTCAAGACTCATCGCAGCATTGAAAGCGAGAGGGATCAAGACTCCTTATCTGCACATCACACATCCTCACTGGGATCACCGGGACGGAATAAGGAAGATCATCAACAATTCGTATTTCAAACCCAGAGGGCTTTACTGTCAAGATCCCTCCTCGATCACTGCACACAATTCAGAGATCAAAGGAGACATCGACGCATTGAAAACCGTCATCAAAGAGGCGAAAGCGAAAGGTATCCCGGTCATCTATCTGAAGAACGGCGACAAAGTCACGCACGGAGAGATCAAATTCACCGTCTATCGTGATTTTCCGAAATACACAGGAAACTCTGACGCCTATCTGAACGATGGTTCGCTCTCATATTGGTTTCCTGAATTATCATACCTGACCACAGGAGACGCAGGAATGCAGAGCGCAAATCATAACGGCCTGCATCCCAAATTTGTCAAGGGTGGTCATCATGGGAATGATATGTCAGGGGAAGGGTTGAGACCTTCCCAGATGGCGAAGTGGTTGAAAGATCGTGGATGTCTCTACTATTGGGACAACGATTATTCTGCAAGGATGACGGACTTCCTCCAGACAGGACGAGAGTCCGCAAAAAACGCAGGAATGAGGATCTTCGACATTCACGGAGACCTGAACGTCATTTTCTTTCTCAAGAGAGCTGTCATCTACAAGCATGGGCAGATATACAGATATGAATGTTCATACAATGGTGCTCCGACTCTTGCCGATCCGACGCTCGAGAATGTCAAGATGGTATTGACCGGGAAAGCCGGGAATGATGACGCAAGGACGACATTCTTGCTGAACAGGAACATGAATCCGAATCTGATCCAGAAGGAAATCAACGAACTGTACAAGTTAATCAAGGGGTGACAAATGCAGAACGGAATCGACATTTCAAATCATCAAGGAGCGATGGATCTCGCAAAAGTCCTGAAACAGACCAAGACAGATTTCGTCATCTGCAAATCGACAGAGGGCGTCAAATTTGTTGACAAATACTGTGACCGATTCATGGTCACGGCACAGGGCGCAGGAAAACAGGTCGGATTCTACCACTTCGCAAGACCTGAGTGGAATTCTGCAAAAGCTGAAGCGGAATTCTTCCTCAGACAGACCAAAGGATATTTCGGTAAAGGCATCCCGGTCTTAGACTGGGAATCATCCGGGAAGTCAAATGTGAAGTGGGCGAAAGAATGGCTCGACTACATCTACGCAAAGACAGGCGTCAAGCCGGTGATCTACATGTCAGAGTCAGTGGTCAACGCATACAACTGGAAAGCGGTTGCTGACAAAGGTTACGGTCTGTGGGTCGCAAGATACAGAGACTACAACATCGACCGTAACTATGACATGTCAACGTGTGGGAAAAAGCCGGTCGTCAAGTGGTGGTCGTTTTACATGATGTGGCAGTGGACGTCTGTCGGACGCCTGAACGGTTATTCCGGGAATCTGGACTGTGATGTCTTTTACGGCGACTCAAAAGCATGGGACGCATATGTCAAATGCGCACAGATCACGACAGGTGGCGTCGAGGTCGAAAAGATCTATGCTTACACCCATCTGGCAGCAGAGCTTCCTATATTAAGGAAGGGCGCACAAGGAAATGCCGTGAAGCTGATCCAGTTGGTCGTCGGTGCTCAGATTGACGGTTCATGGGGAAACGAGACAGAAGGAAAGGTCAAGGTCTGGGAGACAAAGTACAAACTCGAACCCGACGGACTATTTGATAAAGCCGACTGGCAAGTCGTCCTTGACTGGTTGGCGACAACGTGAGAAGAATGTCACTGCATGCAAACATTTTTCATGGGGTACGGTCTTACGGTCGTACCTCTTTTTTTTATGCCCAAATTGACACGGAAATTGACACGACAACCCTATGCGTACGTATATCAGCCACTCCCGTGCGGGTTCGACCCCCGCTGCCGGCAGATAAAATACCCCGTATAGCGCTAAAAATGGCGTGTTTACGGGGTTTTATTATTGGCACGTTCCAACTATCAAGTGATGTTTTGGAATGGAATTTGGAACGCTGAGATGGCTTTTTGTTCGTATTCCAAATGCACATTATCGAGGGCGTGACGGTAGACTTTCTGCATTACATGGGGCGTGCTCCAACCACCGGCACGAAGAACATATGCGTCGGGGATGTTTTGAGCGTGGAGATAACTGGCAAAGAAATGACGGAGCGAATGGAAGGTGTACGGCGGATCAATTCCAAGTTGTTCCTGTTTGGAGATAAAGCGCTTCGTGATGATGTTCGGGTGTAGATTGGTGATATGTCCGCGCTTGCGGATTCTTTCAGCGACATGATGCGGAAGCAGGACGGTGCGGTTGGATGATGGTGTCTTTGGCTCTTTGATTATCCACTGCCCGAAATCATCCAGAACCATGTCTTTGTTAATGTGGATGTAATCGCCGTCAAGGTCTTGGATAGTCAACGCGCATATCTCACCGCGACGGAGACCCGCATACGCTCCAAGCAGAACAGGTATCTCCATTTCCGACCATTCGAATAAGCGGATGAGCCCCAATACTTCCAGATCTGACGGCACGGCGACCTCTTTGGGGAGTTTTTTGCGGAATGTTGGGGAGAACTTGCGACCTGTTGCGGACTGGATGAGGTTGACATAGTTCTTCTGGGTCTTTGGCGAGTCAATCTCTCTGATAATGGTCTGAATGTCCTTGCCAGTTAACGAAATGATGCGCTTGTTAGCGATTGCTTCATGCCTGGTACGGATGGCGCGGACAATACTGTTATAGCCTCGAATCGTGGCGGGCGACAGGGAGCCGCTACGCTCTTCCACAAACTTCTCCAGACAATCAATCAGTTTCGGGTTGTCCATGTCTTCGTGGCACATCTCGGCGAATTCCGACGCTCTGCGCATCACTCTTCGCTTGTCTGGGTCGGTGAATGAGTAGGATTTGCCGTTGATCATTATGCGAACGTTCCAAGATCCTGACTTGAGCTTTCGGGCCTTCATGTTTTTCTCCTTTTCGGTATGGCAAACAAAGGCCCAGAAATGCTATACTATAAGTGCATATTCAAGCATGGCCTCCGGGCCTACATGATCATCCACTGTGTTGGCGCGCGGTGGGTGTTTTTTTATTTATCTAATAATTTGGCGATTCTATCCAGTTGGCGGATAATGATAAAGTTCTGCTCCATGATGGTTCTCTGATAAGATATCGGAAGCATGACTTCCGGACTTTTCATGCTGAGTCTCATTCCGAGTTCGGCGAATCCACTGCCTGCAAGTTCGGCGGCAATCTTTTTGACCGATTCGAGATCTTCCGGGTTAGTTAAATTGCTCATACCGTACTTTTCCAACAACTCTCTTTCCTTCTGTTCCTGCTCTGCGGCCTTGTCGTCTGCTGATTTAAAAAATGCCATTTCTGTACCTCCATTTAATATTTCTGTCTATTTTCTACAACCTTACCAATGATTGTAACAGGCAGAGACGCTATCTCTTCATTGGTAAAGTTGATAGGTGCATACATCGGATTGAAGCTGATTAAGCTGATTCCTGTTTCATGCTTCATAAGCCTTTTGCATGTGGCGTGGTCGCCATTCACCTGGACGATTACCACATCACCTGATTCAGCATCGGGTTGGCTTCTTACGATAACCACATCACCTTCAGCAATTCGCGGCTGCATTGAATCGCCCTTAATCTTTAATCCGAAAAACTCACCCGTCATTGCCATTACTTCTGGTATCTCTTCCCAATCTAATACATCCTCAATCGCGTCGATCGGAACGCCCGCCGCCACTCTTCCGAGCACAGGAATCCTTCTTGTATGTATTGAAGCTAATTTCTCCAAGTCTTCTTTTCCAACAATTCTGATAGTCACGTCATCCTTTCCAAGCAAATAATCAGAGCTTACATTGAAAATGTCGCAAAGTGCCGTCAGCACGTTAAGGTCGGGCTTCCGAACACCTCGTTCATACTGCGAGATGGTCACCTTATTAACGTCAAGACGGTCAGCGAGATCCTGTTGAGACATTTCGTGTAATACTCTCAATTCCCGAATACGCTCGCTATAAGTTGCCATTTCGCACCTCCAAAACAGATAAACAAAACGTTTATTTTTCTATTGACTATTATAAACTATCTGTTTATACTGGTAAAGTAATCGTTTCGTTTACACATAGAGAGGAGGTGACGAGGTGCCAGACAGAAAAATAGTGGGCCAGAGGTTGAAGACCTTAAGGGGTTCAAGGACTCTGGAAGAGGTCGGCGAGGCGCTTGGAGTATCTTCAATGGCCGTTTCCTTATGGGAGAGAGGCGAGAGAGTACCGAGCGACGCAATGAAAGTGGCCATAGCGGCATATTACAAAAAATCCGTCATGGCTATTTTTTATAGGGATTAGGTAAACAAAATGAATACTGTATGTGATTCTTGCATCCATCAATGGGAATGTTGGGATCAACGAGGCTACTGCAACCAGTACAAAAGCAAAGAAGAGGTAATTAAGCAAATTGAAGCACTCAATGAAAATCAAACGCCACTTGCCATGCGCACCATTCCCACCAAGCAAAACGAAGCGGAATGACCACTGCTATGTCAACCATGCAGGCGAACTTGTCTACAACGGCAAAAGCCCACTGGACACGGTGGCAAGTATAGGACAAGCGGTGACGGAGCAGTCCAAACGCAACTCACACGCCTATCAGACGGCACGGAAGGCAAAGCGTTATGCGATTATCCGTCAGATGGCAAAAGAGGGCGCAAGCTATCAGGAGATGGCAGAGGAAACGGGCTATACGCTTGAATCGGTGCGGACGGCAATTAAGCGGATGAGAGAGGCGGGGGAAGACATCCCGGAACTGAAGAGGGGGCCGAAATGCAAAAAGTAGCGGGAATTGTTTTTTTCATGTCGTGGCTTCTGGTTGGGTGCGGAATTGACTCAATCTTTGAAAGCCCCAAAAAAGCGTGTGCACTCATTGTGGCAATTATCGTAACGGTATTAGCAGCGGCAGTGATCACGATCGGCGATGACTGAAAAAGACCCCACAGGGAAGTACCAGTTCCCACAGGGGTCAAGAACATAAAAATATATTCACAAGGAGATTATACCATGAAAAACAAATCTATCACAGAACTTACCAACCTCATTCTCGAACAGGGCAAAATGATCACCCGCAAAAATGAGTATCTGAAACACGCATCTGACAAATTCCGCGACGTCGGCAAGCTTGCCACCATGTGCGGTGGTATCCGTTTTGAGACTACGGAATCCGCATCTGAATTTATGAGCGTTTTGGCAAACACCCTTAAGAAACTTTCATACGAGCGGTTTGACCTTCAAGGAGAAGCCAACATCGCACTTCCTGAAGCGGTAGAAGCCGACGAGGCTTCCATCGACGAACTTGATGAACTCGAAGAAGACCTGCCTTTCGTCACACCCGACGGAGGTGATGCGGAATGAGCATCGCAAGGCCGACATGCCTGGACACGGAAGGCGCGTGCTTTGCCAGAACCAAATACGGCAATTGCACTGTGCTTAATGCGTGTTCGGAACATTGCAGGTTCAAGAAGCCGACGGCAACCAAGACAAACGGAAGAGACTACCCGATTAATCCGCTTTATGTCGGTATGAATGACTCAGGCGGAAGAGAGATGACGGGTACGGCATGGAAAGCGAGGAAGAACGCATGAGCACATTATACGAACTTACCGATGATTATTTAACTCTGCTTGAGATGGCAGAAGACCCCGACATCGACGAACAGGCACTTAAGGACACGATGGAAGGCATCGAGGGCGCATTAGAAATCAAGGCGGAAGGCTATGCCAAAATCATCCGCATGCTTGAGGGTGATGCGGCGGCTTGTGATGCTGAGAGCAAGCGTCTCCGTAACAAGAAGCAGACAATCGAGCGGAACATCGACCGTATGAAAAAGGCACTGCAGTATTCAATGGTGCAGACGGGCAAGACCAAATTTAAGACGGCACTGTTTAGCTTTGGAATTCAGAAGAATCCCGCGAGCGTCGTGATCGACCATGCGGGCAAGGTTCCTGCAAGCTACTGGATCCCGCAGCCGCCCGAACTCGACAAGAAGGCAATCAAAGCCTACATCAAAGAGAACGGTGATGTTGATTGGGCTCATCTGGAACAGACCGAATCGTTAAGAATTAGATAGGAGGTATATGATGGCTATTCCTGTATTTGTAATTGGTGCGTCCGGTTCGGGCAAAACCTATTCGATAAAAAACTTTGGCGCGGATGAGGTCGGCGTGATCAGCGTGGAGAAGGGACGCTTGCCGTTTAAAACCGACATTAAGGTCTGCAAGGTCAAGCGTGATTTCCCCAATGCAAAGAACTATGCGGAGTTAAATGCTGCGTGCTACTCGTGGATCCAGAGGGTTATCGCATCGAGTAAGGCAAAGTCAATCGTTATTGACGATTCGCAGTATTTGCTCGTTAACGAATTATTCGACCGTGCTAAAGAGAAGTCCTACGACAAATTTACTGACATGGCGGTCAACTTCCGAAACCTTATCCACTTCATTAATGACCTGCCAGAGGATGACAAGATTGTGTATTTTCTCCACCACACCGAGACTTCCGGAGACGGACGCGAGAAGGCAAAGACGATCGGGCGCATGCTCGATGAGAAGCTGACACTTGAGGGGTGCTTCGACATTGTGCTCTACTGTCAGGACCACAAATTTTTTACTCAGTCCAACGGGCAGAGCACGGCGAAGACGCCGGAAGGGCTCTTTGAATCGGTGGAGATTCCAAATGATTTAAAGATGGTTGATACTGCCATCCGCGATTATTACGAGTTGGGAGGTGACAATGGGAAAGAAACCGCTTGATCTGTCGGGGCAAAGATTCGGCAGACTCATAGCAATCAAATGGGTAAGCACGAACAATCAAGGCAATTCTGAATGGTTGTGTAAATGCGATTGCGGAAACGAAATTGTAGTAAACAGTCAGAGGTTAAGAATTGGCAAGACTAAAAGTTGCGGATGCCTAAATTCTGAGATTGTGACTAAAAGAAATAAAAATAACATGAAATACAATGCCCGAAACAATAGATTATACAGAATCTATTATGGCATGAAATCCCGCTGTTACAACACAAATGAATACCATTACCCAGATTGGGGCGGTAGAGGCATACATATTTGCAAAGAGTGGCTTGATAGTTTCGAGAACTTCCAAAAATGGGCTCTTGCCAATGGATACAGAAATGACTTGAGCATCGACAGGATCGACAACAACGGAAATTATGAGCCGTCTAATTGCAGATGGGCAACCGCAAAAGAACAGGCAAATAACAGACGGAGGCACTCACATGAGACAGCCAAAGCGTAAATACGCCGTATTACTCGGCGGCAAACTGTACGCCACAACGTGGGCGGTATCAGCTAAAAAGGCAATAGCTAATGTTTGGTGGAAGCTCCAGAAACAAGGCGACAAATACAAAGACACAGATTACAGAATCGGCGACTTCGATGCCGTAGAAATGGAGGATTAATTTATGAAACGTGTAGACATGACCAACGTGCAGGAAGCAACAGGCGGGTTTGAGCGTCCCACTGCGGGGGCGTACATCTGCAGGATCACGGCAGTGGAAGACTACCCCAACAAAGAATATCTGAAGGTATCATATGACATCGACGAGGGCAAGTTCGCGGGGTACTACGAGAAGACCCGCAATGATCATCCCGACTGGGCGTGGGTCGGCGCGTACGTCAAGTCCTACAAGACAAAGGCGCTCCCGATGCTCAAGAGGTTCTGCTCTGCGGTAAGCAAGAGCAACGGAAACTATGTATTCGATTGCGGCGCCGTCAATGCGGACGAGCGCACTCTGGTGGGCAAGCGGATCGGGCTTCTGTTCCAGGACGAGGAATACTACGGCAATGACGGCAACAAGAGAACACGTCTTATTGTCAATCGCGAGTTCCCGGTCGATAAACTCGGCGAGCAGAGAACGCCCAAAGCAAAGACTCTTCCGGACGAGCCTACTTCTGGAGTCGATGCGTTCATGTCTATCCCCGACGGCATGGATGAGGAAATGCCGTTCGCATGATCATCCAAGAGGACACAAGGCAACAGGCGGGCAAGCACAACATAAAACATGCCTACTTTGACGACAATGAGATTGGAGTGGTGCGGTGCGCATTACCATTCGGCGATTACGCACCAATTCCACCCGTCTCAATCGACACCAAGAAGGACATGGACGAGATAGCACAAAACATCTGCGGCAGTGCTCATCAACGTTTTATCCGCGAGTGCAAGGCGGCGCGAAATGCGGGTTGCAAGTTGATTATATTGGTAGAGAACACCGTCGGGATAAGCGATCTGTCGCAGGTGCATCTCTGGAAGAATCCGAGAAGCTGCTACTCTCCGAATTGTGTGCAAGGCCCGCGCTTACAGAAGGCAATGGAGACCATCACCGCACGATATGGGGCGGAGTTCCGATTTTGCACTCCAGAAGCGGCGGGGGAGATAATCACAACAATCATAGAAGGATATGAACAAACTATTAGACGCGGCGATTGAATACGCCACCAAATATCAGTGGGCGGTATTCCCGTGCTCGCCAACGAGTAAGAAGCCGCTCACACCGCATGGATGTAAAGACGCCAAAAAGTCCGTCGGCGCTATCAAATCGTGGTGGAAGAAATGGCCTGACGCTTCGATCGGCATCGCTACGGGGTCTGTATCTGGTCTCATTGTTATCGACGAGGATTTGGATGAGAACAAGGGGCTTAACGGTTATGAGGCCGTGAGCGAGTGGGAACGCATCAACGGAGACCTTCCTGCAACGGTTCAGTGCATCACTGGAAGGGGTGGATACCATCTTTACTACCAATACTCAGGTGATGACATCAAGAACCGTGCGGGGATTCTCGACGGGGTGGATGTGCGCGGTGAGGGCGGTTATGTTATCGCTCCACCATCCACTCACCCCAACGGCACAGAGTACCAATGGGAAGATGCGCCCGACGAGATGGAACTTGCGCCAATCGATGCGACAGTTCGCAGGTTCTTATTTGGCGAAAATGAGAAACCAAGAACGGCATCTGATTTTAAACTCCCGGACAGGATCCAGAGCGGCGAGCGGAACGACACGCTCTTCCGGCTAGCGTGTTCCATGCAAGCACAGGGGCTTCCGGACGCAGCTATTATGGCGGCACTGGAACAGACCAACCAGAACGCATGCGATGAACCGGTAAGCGACGAGGAATTAACCACCATAGTGGAGAGTGCACTTCGTTACCAGAAGGGCGAGCTTAAGACCATATCAAAGGATATGCCCGAATGGCGCGAGCCACAGCTTACCATGATGGTGGATAAAGACGGCAATGTTACCGAGAAGCCCGCGCAGACCATCCACAACGCTGAAGAGGCGATTATGTATGATAGCGCACTGTTCGGGAGAATCCGATTCAATGAGATAGCATATGCGCCTTATGTCTACGGTAATCTCCCATGGAGAGAATACAAGGGGTGGCGCGAATGGTCAAATACGGACGATTCCAATCTGCGCTCATACATCGAGAAGAATTACGGGCTGAAGTCATCTGACAAAATCATGGACGCGCTGAACAACGTCTGCAGTAAATACCCAGTGAATCCAATCAAGGCAATGCTTGAGACATGCCATTCCAACTGGGACGGTAACAAACACGTTGAGAATCTGTTACCCAGAATGTTGGGCGCGGAAAAGAACGAATATACCACTGCGGTGATGCGTCTTGTGATGATGGGCGCGGTAGCGCGGGTATATCGACCAGGTTGCAAATTCGACTATATGATGGTGCTCGTCTCTGATCAGGGCATCGGCAAGTCGACCTTCCTACGAATGTTATGCATTAATGATGCATGGTTTAACGACAACTTCAGCACACTGGACGGCGACAAGGCCGTCGAGAAGCTGCGCGGAATGTGGATCGTAGAGCTCGCCGAACTGCAGGCGACCAAGCGCTCGAAGGATGTGGAGACCATCAAAGCGTTCATTACATCGAGAGTCGACACATACAGGGTGCCATATGGACGGCGAACCGAACAACGTCCGCGAATGTGCGTGCTATGCGGGACATCCAACCCGACCGACTTCTTAACTGATCGGACGGGGAACAGGCGGTTCCTTCCTATTACATGCGGGGTGCGCCCGATCGAGTTCGACATCTTTGCGGACGAGACAAACACACGCATGGAGTTCGCGCAGGCATGGGGCGAGATTATGGATGAGTACATGCGCAATGGTGGCAAGGTGAGTCTTGTGCTCCCGAAGCGTCTCCAGAAGGTCGCAGTCGACATGCAGGAACGTTACCAAGAAGAGGATCCGCGCGTTGGCATAATTCAGGAATGGCTCGACGGGACGGACGCGGACAGGGTGTGTGCGGTGATGTTGTGGCGAGAGGCGCTAGGCAACGAATACGGCGAACCGAGACCCGCAGACATCCGTGCCATACACGACATCATGCGCAACTCCATTTCCGGATGGTTGCCGGCAGGGAAGCAAAAATGTGGAAATTATGGAGTGCAGAGAAGTTACGACAAAGCAGCCAAATTCGAAGAAGTCACTCTCGAAGACGAGAAAACCCTTCCATTTGACTGAAAAAGTTGCCGAAGTTGCCGCACAGTGATTCGAGCGGCAACCGAAAAAACGTGATAAATAAAGGCTTTTTGCCGAAGTTGCCGAAGTTGCCGTTGATTCTTATAAACTAATAAAAAATATAAATATATATAAAAAAGGTATATATAGGAAAGTTGTGGAAACCGCGGCAACTCGGCAACCTGCGGCAACCAAATAGGTAGTGGAAATATGATAAAGAGATACACCGTAATCAGCCAGCTCACCAAGCGAGGGCCTGAGTATCGCATCTATGACAGGGTGAATGGTGCGACGATCGAGGGCGGCTTTGACACCCAGAAGTGGGCGGAGAGTGTTGCGGAGATGATGGAGGAGAAATATGCAGAGGATAAGAGTAATCATAAAGCGACCAGACGAGCAGGTCGGACACGTCACGAACATCAGCCCGTCACTGAAGAATCTACAGAAGACGGTGGAAGGGTACATCGAGAGAGTACCGATTTGCGCAGGGGTCTCGATGCTGATTAACGAGGACGGGAAATACTGCTGCAAGCCAAGGAATTTCCAGTTCGGCAACTACCCCACCGCACAGGTCATCGCCGGAACGGTCGTGATCGTGGGCGAGGAGAACGGAGAGTTCGTCGACTGCCCGCTCGACTTCCAGATGTGGAAGAAGTTGTTAAAGGATTGGGGGAACTGACATGGCAGGACTCAGAAATAAACACGCCGACATGGAAATCGGCTACGTCAATATTGGCACCCAGAAGAAGCTCTATGTGCAAGTAGGGCATGAGAGGCAGTATTACGGCACATTGATGAGCGCAAAGGCAGACAAGTTTCTGCGGATGCTCGAAAAGTGGGACGAAGCAGGAGGCGGAGATGACGTTATACATGAAAGTCACTAGGGACGAATACGAGCTTCCTGTTGCGGTCGCAGAAACGAAAGCAGAACTGGCACGGATGCTCGGAAGAACTAGAGAGAGCGTCCAAAGCGCATTTAACCACGCTAAGAAATACAAGCATCCGATTTATGTCGTAGTGGAGGTGGATGATGACTAACAAGAAACCGATGGACTTCACAATATTCCGATACAGTACCCTGCTCGCGCTCTCCCGTGCAGGCATCACGACCTTCGAGGAACTGGAGCAGATGAGCAACGCAGAGATAGCGAACATTCGCGGATTGGGAAAGCGAGGCTACAATGAGATTCTGGAAAAACTCGGACGACAGTCAGGATCCCGATGACATGTGCGCGAACTGCCACGCTATGATAGTCGGCTACTACTTCCGGAAGTGCCCGTTCTGTGGGCGCATCTGGTGGAAGCTTGAAACGAACTAACCCGTGCACGGTTATCAATACCCGCAGAGTACAACTATCAAACAATTACAAGTCCCCTAAAATGCGGGACGGCTTACAGAAAGGAGCGAGCCCTTCCGATATTGTGGATATATCAAAATCGTAAAACTCATGGATAACCAATGTTGCCCGCCGGTCTGCGGGGGCGGGTGATTTAGTGGAAGGGTGACAGAATGAAAACAATCAGCGGAATCGAATTTGCCAGTGAGCACAACGGCACTGACGTATTTAGGCTTATAGAACTTGCCTATGAGCAGGGGCAGAAGGACGGACACAGTGAGCAGCTTGGCACGAACTTGGCACAGGTTGGCGCGGACTGCATAAGCAGACAGGCGGCAATAAAAGCCACATGGCAAGATACGGGATACACAGACCCGTTTAACGTGATGACGGCTATCAGAGACAGGATTGAGCAGTTGCCGCCCGCAGAACCAGAACACACATGCGTAAATTGTGGCAGGACAGCAAACAACGGTGGATGGTATGCAGACGGGAGAACGAGATGCCCGATAGAAGAACATTATGCATTGCCGAAAGATGGGTACTGCCATTTGTGGGAGAAAAGGAACGTTACGGATGACGATTATCCAGAAAGGCGGGAAGAATGAATCAGAAGCATTGTCGAGGCTGTCCACACTTAAATTTCAATGCAATGACCGATGAAATGTACTGCAAGCTAAAGGACTTCGAATTGATACGGCTAAGATGGCATAAACAAAGACCAGACTGGTGTCCGCTTGTTACAGGAGGGCAGAAAGTGGGGAAGAATGACAAGAGAAAAAGTGATTGAGATGCTCAGTGATGATATAAAGAAGCATCATGACTATCTATCTGGTCAATATCGCAAGGGCTTAGAAATGGAAATCGCGGCACTTGAACAGGCAGCGACCTGTGAAGGATGTAAGCACTTGGGTAAATGGGAGAATGAGGTTGAATACGGATATCCGTCTCCGTGCACAGGTTGCAAAAGAAGGGCAGTGGATCGTTATGAAAGATGACACCATCAGCAGACAGGATGCAATAAAGACAGCACATCTACCAACAATAGAAGATGCAGGATATGAAGTGATAAGGCTTGATGACATTTTAAAATTACCGTCCATACAGTCAGAGATTATTAGGTGTAAGGATTGCAAGCACTGGATTCCGTATGACTGGATGTTCAGTGAGATATGGCAGAGCAAGAATATTGCAGATTATCCCGAAGATGAAATAGGGTGTGCTTGGAGCGATATGGCAATGAAAGCAAACGACTTTTGTAGTCGGGCAGAGAGGAGATAGGTGACAACATGACCAAACGAGAATTTTTAGACATTGTTTTCGCGCTCGCACCAACCGAAGCGAACGCAATCATGGACGCTTTTGATGAATACGTGGAGAGTAACGAACCGCACTGGATACCAGTGACGGAGAGGTTACCAGAAGTGAGCGGCTGTTATTTGGTATCGGTTAAAAACGACCATAAGCGGAGATATTCCAAAACAGCATGGTTTGAAAAAGGCGTATGGTTCGCAAGGCAGGATGTTGTTGCATGGATGCCACGGCCCGAATCTTATAAGGAGGTGACGGAATGAGCTACATCGTACCAAGAGAAAAGCCGAAATGCTACAACTGTCCGTTCAGAACATTGGACTACTGCGGACTACTGATTGAGCATGATTGCGTAACGGTCAACGTTAATGAGATGACGGTATCCAAGTATTGCCCACTAATCGAGATTCCCACTCCACACGGACGGTTGATAGATGCGGATGCGTTGAGGAAAGATGAGGTAACCCCATGAACATCTACACCCTGCTCGCCTTAATCGCCGGCATCATACTCGGCGCGAATTTCGCCATAATCATACTTTCATTTCTGGGAGCAAATCATAATGAGGATGTGTTGGATTAATGACTGCAACATTAACGTGCCAGATGTTCCTGCGTTATGCTGCTTCGATTGCATCATCTGCCCTGACCGTTGCCACAATCGGCAACCATGCAACGCAGTGATAGAGGATTACAATGACCAAAATAAGAGCAGAACTATCAAAGAAGAATCCCTTATACATCGATAAGCATGCGTTCTTTACTGCTTACCATTTCGCCATGCAGTACCCCGAATGGAAACGCGAATACGCAGACATGCTAGGGTCAGCCACAAAGGCAGTGGACTATGATGACATGCCACATGCCACCGGCACCGGCGACCCGACCGCACGCCTCGCCATTCGCGCGTCCGTACTGCACGGCAACATCTCGATGATAGAGTCCACCGCAATCATAGCGGGGCGGGACATGGCGGATTATCTGCTCTATGGAGTTACTAATGAAGGCGTCACCTACAACTACTTACGGCAAGGCAGATGCAAAGAGCTCGGCGTGATCCCGTGCGGGAAGAACACATACTACCAGATGCGCAGACTATTCTACTATCTGCTATCCCAGAAGATTGAAGAACTGGGTACGAAGTCATAAGTGAGGGACTCAGGGGACAACAATATGGTTTAATATATAAGCTGACAATAAACCAGATAACACCACATACCTTCCTTCATATTAATCTCCTTTCATCCACGGGCGTCGTACTCTCACAGGTGCGGCGTCCATTTTACTGCACGGCGATAGCAGTCTAAATACCATACCACCGCGGGGGCTTGCAGGCTCCCGCTTTTGTAATGAGCAAAGCAACAGAAGCATTTTACTGGACAGATGCATGGAAGCAGTGCAGACAATCATACGCACAGTCTAAGCATTGGTTGTGCGAACGCTGTCTATCGCGTGGGCTCTACACTCCGGGCGTGATCGTCCATCACAAGAAACACATAACACCTAACAACCTTAACGACCCGAACGTCACGCTCAGCTTTGACAACCTTCAGCTGCTCTGTCGTGACTGCCATGCCCAAATGCATAGGGGTGGGGTATCGCGCTACAAAGTTGATGAGCTTGGACGGGTAACGACAATGGAATGATACTCCCCCTTGTTTGTTTGGAAATACGTGCTTCTCTCCAA